GACCAACAGCGCCCACACCAGTTGGTCCCGTTACACCAGTCGGGCCAGTTGGACCTACGACACCTGGAATGCCTTGGACGCCTGTTGCACCCGTTACACCTGTAGTCCCTTGTAGCCCCGTTACACCAGTTGGTCCGGTAGGACCGGTCGGACCAGTTGCGCCGACTTGACCTAAGTCGCCAGTTCGGCTAAAAGCAACGTCCAATGTATCAGTATTTAGGAACGATCCGCTCGCCGTGATAAATGTGAGCGCAACCTGAGTCCAACCAACGTTGTCCACCAACCCGGTCACTTGATATTGGGCGAAATTCTGCTGCGCCGAGCGCTTTCTCAGAGTAAGTAACCCCTCTATAGCGCTGGTGCTGTCGTCCCAAGTAAGAACATAAGCACTAGTATCGGGGTTTCCAGTTTCCGCACACAGATCGTCAATGGCCATCGCCGTGACGAGATTGAGAGCTGCATTGTTCAGCCTCAGAAGCCCCGTGCCGGGGTCGTTCATAGTTGTTGTATTACTATAAGTCCAAGCGATGCCCGATGTTCCGCCGCCAGCCGGGCCAGTTACGCCCGTGGGACCTGTTGCGCCTGTTACGCCAGTAACACCTGTTGGACCGCCAGCGGGGCCAGTTGCACCGGTAACGCCCGTTGGACCCGTTACGCCTGGAATTCCTTGGATACCCGTTACACCGGTCGGACCCGCGATCCCTTGAATACCAGTTGGTCCCGTTACCCCGGTTGGGCCAATTGGACCGGTGGCTCCAGTTGGGCCAATAGCACCCAAATCACCGGTTCGATCAAAACTAACGTCCACTACGTCCGTATTTAAAAATGAGCCAGACGAAGTGACAAAAGTAACGTTGAGCTGTGTCCAGCCAACGTTGTCAACCAAGCCGGTAAGCTGGTAAACCGCGAAATTCTGCGGAGCAGCCCGCTTGCGAACGAGGACCTTTCCCTTATTCGGTGATGTGCTGTCGTCCCACGTAAGCACCAAAGCTTCTACGTTGGGGTTACCAGTTTCCGCGCACTGATCGTCGATAGCAATAGATGTCACACTGGCGAATGCAGCATTATTAAATCGCACCAACCCAACACCGGGGTCAGCCATCGTAACGGTGGTGCTGAATGTCCAAGCAACACCGCTCGAGCCAATTCCCACCGGACCGGTAACACCGGTTGGGCCAGTAACACCGGTCGGACCCGCCACGCCTTGCACACCGGTTACACCGGTAACGCCAGTTGGCCCTGGAATACCTTGCACGCCGGTTACGCCGGTTGGGCCAGCAATTCCTTGTACGCCAGTTGGACCTGTCGGCCCCGCAATACCTTGTACGCCGGTTGGACCCGTTGGGCCAACAGCGCCCACCCCGGTCGGGCCAGTTGGACCGGCAACACCGGTTACACCGGTCGGGCCAATAGCACCCAAATCACCGGTCCGGTTGAAAGTAACATCGATGAGATCGTTGTTAGCAAATGTCCCCGACGACGCTATGAAGGATAAAACAAGCTGCGACCAACCAACGTTATCGGTCAATCCGGTAATTTGGTAGACGGCATAGTTCTGTGGCGCGGAGCGCTTCCGAAATACCAGTGACCCTTTATTGGGGGACGTACCATCATCCCAAGTAAGGACGAATGCCTCCACGTTTGGGTTGCCAACCTCAGCGCATTGATCATCGATTGCAGCCGCAGTAACCAAGTTGAAGGAAGCATTGTTGAGCCGAATGAAGCCAACACCAGGATCAGCCAGCGTAACAGAAGTGCTAAATGTCCAACCCAAACCGCTAGTTCCAACAGGTCCTGTTGGCCCAGATACACCGGTTGGGCCGGTAACACCAATTGGGCCAGTTGCACCCACAACGCCAGTTGGGCCAGTGGGACCAACAGCACCGGTTACACCGGTTACACCCACGACACCAGTTGGACCGGTTGCCCCAACAGTACCAACGCCTGTTGGACCAGTTACTCCGGTCGGACCAATACTTCCAGCAGGTCCTTGAACTCCGGTCGCACCGACAGGGCCAGTTGGACCCGTCGAACCAACTCCTGGAAGACCGATAGGACCAGAAGGCCCAGCAGGACCAGTTGGGCCAATGGGACCGGTCGCGCCGACAACAGACGTGCCAATCGATTGATCAATCTTGTCGAAGTTAACGTTAAGCTTCTGTCCCCAAGTGTCGTCCGAATGGCCGACGTCAGGCTTCGTTAATCCAAGATTCGGTGTAAATGTATCAGCCATTTACGTTACCGGTGTCCAAATTTCTTCGCCGCTCGCCATCGCTGGAGGACATTCCCAAGCAGGCGGGGGTTCAGTAATCGGGTTCCAAGCTTCGCCGGGAGGAGCCTCGGGCACAGGAGTCCATATCTCAGGGGGAATGTCTGGAACCCCGCCAAGATCATAAGTACCAGCACCATACTTACCGATACCATACTTGCGTCCAGCCATTATCCGAACGTCTTTCGTCGAACCGGCATCAACACAGAACCGCTCGCCATATCGATTTTGTGAGCGGTGTTCATTTCGTTGATAGAACGAGTAACTTCTTTGTCCCAAGTGCCGCTGCGCTCATCTTCGATGGAATACATCGAAGCGACGTGGAGAATTTTCAGAGTATAGACGGTCGTATGGTAAATATTGATCCAATTGTTAAGTTCGTCGGACAGCGGAGGAATATTCTGATAATAAGTCAGCTCGACCTGCAACCCCGGCGATGGGGTAACTTCGCCCACCACAATGAAATTACCAATAATGGTGTATTTCTTCGTCTTGCCCGTATAAGGAGGCGTAGGCGCATTAGGATACTCCGGATTGAAAAAAGCATCCGGGGTCTGATATCGACACGTTGTTCCGCCTGGAAGCAACCTAGCAAATCGAATTTCCTGCCAATCCCTCGGAAGCGGAACTCGCTCGGCGGTAAGCGTGCAAGTATCGATCTGAACCATATGCTTGACGCGAAGAACGTTCGACAGATATTCTTCGGCCATGCGAACCCAGCCGGTAACCACGGCATCCGGATAAACATCCGACCCGATGGCCAACCACTTTCTAACTTCTTCACACTTGTCGGTGAGGAATCCGGTCATCTGCCAATCCGTCCGGGCCAAACTCTGAACGCAGCATTATCAGGATCGTCGAGCCACTTGGCCCAATCTCTTTGATCCCATTGCTCGCGAAGAGCTTTTTCCGCGACGGAAACTGGCACTCCGCGCGCCACCAGCTTGTTGGTGGAATAGCGCGGGTGTAATTCCCTCATGACCTTGTTATTCTCAATAGTCTGGGTCATGTCTTGTTCGGTATGGACGTGAACTATATCGGGCTGATCATCCTCCCAAATCATCGTGCGCCTTACGGCGCCGTCATTACGGTATGTGATTTTGCGCTCGGTCATGGTAGCACACCCTTAGCTAGCTGTCAAGTTACCTATGGTATTCCGAACTCTTTCTTTTTCTTAACTATTAAGTCATTCATTTGACTATTAGATATCTTCCCTAATTGATAATCTTTATGAAGAGCATCTACTGCTTTCATCAAATCAGCATTTTTAGTCTTAGCTATTACATCTATCCACATTGATTGATTAGGTGGAGGAATATAATTATTTTGTATTGCTTGCTCCTTACTCATATATGACTTGGCTCCACCAGGAAGATTTACCCCAACCCAAAGATCCCCATGGTTTTGGAATTCAGTCCACGATTTACCGCCGCCAGCAAACGTAGGAGCATTAAAATCTATGGCCTTCTTATTAGTGCCCAATATACCCTGTACTTCACCCGGTTGATTGAAAGACCACCCCCCACCTGGACCTTCATATTTTTCCCACTTACCCACTTTAGGTTCAAGCGGATCCTTATCGACATAAACAGATTTCCAATATTTTATGGTTTCAGCATCTGGCACTAATGGGCGTTGCCCAAAAATATCGTAATGCCCTTGCTGAAATTGCTCTGGAGTAATCTTACCCTCAGCTAATTTAGTTTTTAATGACTTTATCCTTTCTTGTTCCGCACCGATTTGAGCCATCTGTTTTTCATCCGCAGCCTTAAACATCGGCTTAAATTCTCCCGGAGCAGATAATTCATCGTACGGCTTCAAGATACCCCTCGGCATTCTCCAACTCGTAGTTCTATCAGAATCCCACCATCTTTTAAATGGTTCAACGACACCGCGCTGTTGTTCAAGAGCACGACCTTCCGGCGACCATCTAAATTTGACCTGCTCAGGGTCAAACGCCATAATAGTATTGTATTTTCTATAATCGGCGTGCGGGTATAGTATGGAATCAAACCCTTTTTCTTTCATAGCCGCAGGGAAATTTTCCACCCATTCGCCTGATTGTTTAGCGATATTTTCAAAATCAGAAATCATGCTCCTAGGAAGACGAGCGCCTGCTCTAGCCTTATTTTCTAGTATCCCAATTACATTATCCGGGATTGCCCAATTCATAGCATCCCCAGGGAATCTAAAAGAACTTCGTATATCATTTAAAACCGGTATAGTTCTGGGTTTAAATCCGGGATCAGTCATCCCCGCAGGAGGAGGATATTGTACTAAATAACTTTGAGCATAAGGAGCTGCCACTTCCGGGTCAATCGAGCTATGCGTCCCCATATCTATATCTGATTTTTTAAATTTTGTATATTCCTCTTTGGCAGGAGTCGCGTGATAAGCAGCAACCAATGGCGGATCTTTCGGCCCCGGAGGCGGTCTGCTTATACCGCTCGTAAGCGTCATCCCCGGCGTCTTGGGGATCGGAATACCACCTGTCATCGCGAGGCCAGCCAAATCCTGGCCCCGATTCAGCATAGTATTATAATTAGCGTGGAGGCGAGCTTCGTCCGTGTCCGACCATTGGCCAGGGACTTCCGGCTCGACGTTGTACTTCCCCGACACCACATCGTAGGGAGTTTTAACCACATCAGCAGTATGTCTTGCTAACCCCGGCAAAACCTGGGCTAGAAAACCTACTAATCCCGGCGAGAATGACCCAATTGGGTAACCGGCCATTTACTTCCGCTTAGGTTTCCGCTTTGGAAGTTTTCCGCCCTTGTCCGCAGCTGAAAACTCCTTGCCGATCTTCTTCGGAATCCCAAGAGTACTCTTCCCGGCCGCAGCGGCGCGCATCGCACGACGCTGAGCCTCGCTACGAGGAGGCATACAGTTCTCCCATAAAAGCCGCCCCCTCGGCAAAGGGGGCGGAGTTGCTTCCAAGGACTCTTACTTCTTGGATTCGGCGTGCGGAGTGTTCGCCGCTTTCAGAGCAGCTTCTTGAGCTTCTGGACCACTCGCAGCCATCATCGTGATGATCGTGCCCTGCTTGACGCCGTTGAATAGAATGTGGGCGAGCGGGTTCCGCATCTCCACACCCCATTCCGCGAGAATCATGCGGGTTTCCGCGTCACCGATCTTCGCGATCGGATAGGTGCGGAAATTCCGGTAGAACGCCGTGGCAAGGAAATCAGCGTCGAGGATCAGCGAAACGTCAGACGGAATCCAGCGAGAAGGCATAACCTTGACCCGGCCGAAATCCGTGGCGATGATATCAACCGTCGCCACCACTTCCGTCTTGCCGACGAGGACCTGCGAAATGCCGCGCCCCTCGAAGGTGCTGATGGTTCGCTTGATCGCCGGGGGAACAATGCAGGTATCCGGCGAAGCGCCGTTGGTATATGCCTTCTGCATGCCGTCACTAAACATCTGCTCGGTCATCGCGACCTGAGAAGCGCCGGCAACAGCAGCGAAAGCATCGGTGGCCAAAACCGGCAGGCCGGTCGTAACACCGATAACAGCACCAGCCGCCGCTTGGAGCTTATCCTTCGCCCGGCCGAGCCAATGGCAGATGGCTTCAGTCTTGCGAGGAGTATTCGGATCGGCACCGTCATCGCGGGCTTGCCGCGAGCACATGATGGTTTCCATGTCCGACTTGAGGACCTTGGAAGCCATCGCCATCTGGTGGCCCATTTCCGAGCCCTTGCCAGCGGCGTCGGCGGCTTCTTGCGAACCCGAGACGGTGGCATCGCGCTTGGAGATTTGAGCCACGTTCGTCAAGCGAACGGTGGGGGTCGCGGCCGAACGAGCCAGTTCGAAACCTTCGATCTGGGCGTTGTTCGGGTCAACGGCGGGGAGGTTCTCAGTTTGCCAATCGAAGGTGCGATTCTTTGCATTCCGACGGCGAGACATCGACATCACGGGGGTGTCGAAGGGATCGATATTGTAGATAGAGTTCGAAAGGTCCTCTCGGTTACCTTTCGCCGCGTACGTCGAAAACGTACCGGTAATCTGTGGCATAGGGGTTATCCTCTTGCAATGATTTGATCCATCACAACGGCGGCGTCTTCGACGCTGCCCGTGCGATTGAGCCTCTTCATTGCCGAGCTAACTCCCTTCTGAGCCGTGCGTTGTTTAACGCTTCCCGCTCCTGGAGGTATCGGCTTCGCCTGCTGACGGATGACCGGCTTTGGCTTGGCGGCCATCATTCTGTCATATTTGGATGCTTTTAGAAGAACCTGGAGCATCCTGCTGTCGTATACTTGCGACAACTCCTCTTCTGTGAACCCGGTGGATAAGCCGGTCTTGCGCATCGACTGCAAGTCCTTGGCCTTCCGCTTGGGGTCCGTCCAATGCTTCCGATTCGCCTGCTCGAACTTAGCACTCTCTTCCTCAGCGAATGCCGCGAGCTGATTGTTATTGTGCTCCTGCATCTTCTTTGCAGCTTCGGCCATCTGCGTTTGGAGAGAAGCCTTGAACCCGCTGGCCTTCTCGTAGTAGCGTTGAAGCTCCCGAGCCCTCATCGGGTCCTTGACGAATTCCTCGTCCCAATTCGGCTCCTTGGGAATCATCTGCTCCATGTGCGCTTCCATTTGCTTCGCAACAGTCATGGAGTATTCGTAATTCTGAACTGCATCGGCAGCGGCGCGGCGAACTATCTTCTTCGCCTCGTCCAGCTGATTCATACGCCGATGAAATGTCTCGGTGCGAACGTAGCCTTCGAGAGCCTCCTTGATAGTTACTTCAACAGGCTCGCCGTCGACTGTGACTTCAACCTTCTGAGCGAGGACGGCTTCCTCTGGTTTTTCACTCTCTGCGTCGGTATCATCGTCAGGGGCGTCGTCTCCGGCATCGTCAGCGGATTCATCGGAATCGTCGCCTTCCCGATCTTCGTCATCTCCTTCGCCAGTATCCCCTGGACTTTTCTTGGGGGCTTTAGCTTTATCACCATAAATCGCCTCCTCCGGGTCTTCGTCGTCACCGCCACCCTTCGCTGGCGACTCCTCATCGACTTCCAGCTCACCCACGTTTCTGAACATGGGCTCAACAGGACCCTCGCTGCTCTGAGGCTTCCCTGTAGACTTCCCAGGCTCAGAATTGACAACCGCCG